GACCGCGATGTAGCGGCGGGTATAGCAGTCGAATACGCTGAAAACCCAGTAAAAACGTCGAAGAAAGTCTCTAACGCCCGCGTAGCCAAGATGACCCCTGCGTCATTGATCCTGACAAACAACATCCTGCAAGAGTTTGGGCAATCTGTTGCCGAAAGTGCTACCCAGATAAGACACCTAGTCACCAACAAGCTGCTACTTGAGTCAGAGAACCCAGACCCACGGGTAAGAATCCGTGCATTGGAGCTGTTAGGTAAGATATCTGACGTTAGTTTGTTTGCAGAGAAGTCTGAAGTGACGATAACGCACCAATCTACCGACGATTTGCGGGCAAAACTGCGTCAAAAGCTAGAAAAACTGGTAAATCCGCCAGAAGAACTCAATGCACCTGTAGTTTTGGACGGAGAAGTCATCGATGTGGATGAGGTATTGGGGTTAAAACCCGACGAACTTGAAAAACCCGCCGAGTATGACGATGAGTGAGGTCGCATTAGACTTTACTGAAAAAGAAATCCAAGTTATGTTGGATAATCTTGATGAGTACACCCCCGACGAGGTGGTGGAGATCGATAGACTTGTCGATGAGCTAGACGCCCGTAAGAGAAACAAGTTAGCGTACGACGATTTAATAGAGTTTTGTAAGGCGATGCAGCCTGACTACATTGTAGGAAAGCATCATCGCATTCTCGCAGATATGCTCATGGCAATTGAGCAAGGGGATAAAGACCGTATCTGCGTAAATATTCCGCCCCGCCACGGAAAATCACAATTAGTGTCCATATTCTTCCCGGCGTGGTTCTTGGGGCGGAACCCCAATAAAAAGGTCATGATGGTGTCACATACCACCGATCTGGCCGTCGATTTTGGCCGAAAAGTCCGTAACTTGATTGCGATAGAAGCGTACAAAGCCATATTCCCTACGGTTAACTTAGCCGCAGATTCTAAGTCTGCTGGACGATGGAACACCAGTGTAGGGGGCGAGTACTATGCCTGTGGTGTCGGCTCTGCGTTGGCTGGACGAGGTGCTGACCTGCTTCTAGTGGATGATCCGCACTCTGAGCAGGATGTGATTAACGGTAACTTCTCGGTGTTTGAGAAAGCCTACGAGTGGTATACGTTCGGTGCACGGACACGTTTGATGCCGGGGGGACGGGTGGCTATCATTCAAACCCGATGGCACATGGATGACCTGACAGGACGTGTAGTTAGGGATATGGCCCAGAATGAGCGGGCTGATGAGTTCGAGGTGATTGAGTTCCCCGCCATATTGGACACGACGGACAAACAAACGGGTGCTTCAGTACAGAAACCATTATGGCCTGAGTTCTTTGATCTAGAGGCACTGCTGCGAACTAAAGCGTCAATGCCAGTGTTCCAGTGGAATGCTCAGTATCAGCAGGAACCGACAGCGGAAGAGGCTGCGCTTATTAAGCGGGAGTGGTGGCAGCATTGGGAACAAGAAGACCCACCCAACTGTGAATATATTATCATGTCGCTTGATGCTGCGGCAGAGAAGCATAACCGTGCTGACTTTACGGCATTAACGACGTGGGGTGTTTTCTTTAACGAAAATGAAGATGCCTACCACATCATATTACTTAACAGCATTAAAAAGCGATTAGAGTTCCCCGAGCTTAAAGAGTTGGCGATGGAAGAGTATGCAGACTGGGAACCAGACTCGTTTATTGTAGAGAAGAAAAGTTCTGGCGTAGCGTTGTATCAGGAGATGCGACGTATGGGATTACCAGTACAAGAATATACGCCACACAGAGGGTCTGGTGATAAACTAGCGCGTTTAAATTCTGTTGCTGATATTGTAGCATCAGGTCTTGTATGGATACCTACAACACGATGGGCGGAAGAAGTAGTTGAAGAGATTGCTGGATTTCCGTTTATGAGCCATGATGACTTGGTGGATTCGACTGTTATGGCATTGATGCGTTTTAGACAAGGTGGATTCATACGCTTACCAACTGACGAACCTGACGAGATTCGTTACTTCAAACAACGACGCGGCGGGTACTACTAAGAGTATAAATTATGGCTATTGAAAAAGGGTTATATGCAGCACCAGAAGGTATGGACGACCTGCTTGAAGGTGAGATGATGGATGATGATCTTGAAGGCGGTGCACTAGAGATAGAGATTGTTGACCCAGAACGTGTGACGTTATCTGACGGTAGTATGGAGATCACATTAATACCCGATGCAGATGAAGCAGATTTAATGTCATTCGATGCTAACCTTGCAGAAGCCTTAGACGATAGCGAGTTACAAGAACTTGCACAGGATTTAATTGGGCTTATCGATGCTGATACCGATAGCCGAAAAGATTGGGCTGATACGTTTGTCAAAGGACTAGACGTATTAGGGTTCAAGTACGAAGAGCGTACAGATCCGTGGGACGGTGCCTGCGGGGTTTACTCTACTGTACTGGCCGAAGCCGCTATACGTTTCCAAGCGGAAACAATGAGTGAGACTTTCCCAGCCGCTGGCCCTGTTCGTGTAAAGATATTAGGCGAAGAGACACCAGACAAAGCCGAAGCCGCTGATAGGGTAAAAGCGGATATGAACTATGAGCTGACCGAGCGTATGGTGGAGTATCGGCCAGAGCACGAACGCCTGCTATATAGCCTAGGATTGGCTGGTTCGGCATTTAAGAAAGTGTATTACGATCCGAGTTTAGGGCGTCAAGTAGCCATATACATCCCTGCGGAAGACGTGATTGTACCTTACGGTGCGTCCCATATTGAGACTGCTGAACGTGTTACGCACGTCATGCGGAAGACCAAGAACGAGTTGAAGAAGCTACAAGCGATGGGGTTCTACCGTGAGGTAGACCTCGGTGATCCACAGCCGTTCCATACAGATATTGAGAAGCGAAAGGCTGAAGAAGGTGGGTATTCTATCACCGACGATGACCGGTACGCTGTGTACGAGGTGCATGCAGATCTTGTTATTGATGGGATTGACGAGGATGAGGAAGAGATTGCAAAGCCCTATGTTGTTACCATTGAACGAGGTACGGGTAACGTCCTAGCGATACGTCGTAACTGGAGTGAAGAAGACCCGCTGATGTTGAAGCGTCAGCACTTTGTGCATTATGTATATGTGCCGGGGTTTGGGTTTTACGGTCTTGGTTTGATCCACATTATCGGTGGGTACGCCCGTGCGGGTACTTCACTGATCCGTCAGTTAGTTGATGCTGGTACGCTATCTAATTTACCGGGAGGATTGAAATCCCGTGGTCTGAGGATCAAAGGTGATGACTCGCCCATTGAGCCGGGTGAATGGAAAGACGTGGATGTACCGTCTGGAAGCATTCGTGACAATATCATGCCGCTTCCGTACAAGGAGCCAAGCCAAACTCTATTAGCCCTGTTGAACCAGATTACCACTGAAGGCCGTCGGTTAGGTGCGATCAGTGATATGAACATATCTGACATGTCGGCTAACGCTCCGGTAGGAACGACGCTGGCGTTGTTAGAACGTACGCTTAAGCCTATGGCTGCGGTACAGGCCCGTGTTCACTACGCGATGAAGCAAGAGTTTAAGATGCTCAAAGCGTTGATGGCAGAGTATGCGCCCACTGAGTACGACTACATCCCCATGCGGGGTGAGGTCAGTGCGAGGGTAGCGGACTACATGATGGTGGATGTGATCCCTGTCAGTGATCCTAACGCGTCAACGATGGCCCAGCGGGTTGTACAGTACCAAGCGGTATTACAGATGGCGCAAAGCGCCCCGCAAATCTACGACCTGCCACAGCTACACAGGCAGATGATCGAAGTATTAGGAGTTAAGAATGCAGATAAACTTGTCCCGACTCAGGACGACCTTAAACCGACTGATCCGGTTAGTGAGAATATGGATGCACTCGTTGGCAAACCGGTTAAAGCGTTTATATACCAAGACCACCAAGCGCACATAGCGACCCACCAGTCGTTTATGCAAGACCCTATGGTAGCCCAAATGATAGGTCAAAATCCGCAGGGACAGGCTATTATGGCTGCTTTGCAAGCGCACTTAGCGCAACACCTAGGGTTCCAGTATCGGGCGCAAATAGAAGAACAACTGGGTGCAGCGTTACCACCACCCAACGAAGAGTTGCCTGAAGAGATCGAAGTAACCCTTGCACAGCTTATGGCGAAGGCAGGTACACAACTCAGTCAGGCAAACCAACAGAAACAGGCACAAGCACAGGCTCAACAACAAGCGCAAGATCCCATATTCCAGCTACAACAACGCGAAGTGGCGATCAAAGAACAAGAAGTACAGCGTAAGGCCCAGAAAGATGCCGCAGAAATCCAGCTTCGTATGGCTGAACAAGAGCGCATAGCGCAAAAAGATGCACTTGATTCTGCTATTGACACTAAGAAGTTAGGGCTAGATGAGAAAGAACTAGAACTGGAAGCTCAAAAAGAAGGGTTAAAACTTGCTAAATCAACCACTGAATCGCAAGACAAACTCAGTCTAGATCTACTCAGACTTATAGAACAACAGAATAAGGGTCAGTAATGGCTAAAACCGTCTTAGACGTGCTTAAAGATAAATTCGAGGAAGATAAATCCTCTGCACTACAGTTTCTTGGTAATGGGGGAGCAAAAGATTTTTCCCAGTACAAGGAGGTTACAGGTATGGTTCGGGGTCTCGAAACCTGTATCGGATACGTAGAAGACCTCTCGCGCAATATGGAAGAATACGATGAGTGAAGCAATAAAAACGTTAGCCCCTGAAGACATGCTAACGCAAGAAGAGATAGAGGCGCAGCTACCTAAACCCGTAGGTTATAGGGTGTTGGTCGCGTTACCACAAGTTGAAGAGACGTTCGGGGATACCGGACTGCTTAAATCTTCAAACACAATAAGCCAAGAACACATTATGTCGATAATTGGTCTGGTGTTGGATATGGGCGAGCAAGCCTATTCTGACGAGGATCGGTTCCCGACAGGCCCGTGGTGTAAGCCGGGGGATTATGTGATGTTCCGTATGAATACGGGCACTCGGTCTAAAGTTGGTGGGGTTGAATATCGTCTAATGAATGATGATTCTATCGAGGCTATTGTGGCCGACCCCCGTGGTATCACACGCGCATAGGAGGTAACCATGCCATTTCAAAAAGTAGAATTTAGTTTCCCCCACGAAGACGAAGAAACTAGCACGGACATCGAAATTGAAGATTCAAGTGCTACCGAAATAGATTTGTCGGGTAAACCCCAAACTAAACCTGAACCCGTAGTTGAGGAAGCGGTAGAAGATGATCTCGAAGTCGAAATTGTTGATGACACACCAAAAGCTGACCGAAACCGTAAGCCTGCTGAACCACCAGCGGAAGTTACTGACGAGGAGCTTGCAGAGTACTCTGATAAAGTACAAAACCGAATCCGTCACTTTAGTAAAGGCTACCATGATGAACGTAGGGCTAAAGAAGCAGCGTTACGTGAACGTCAAGAGCTGGAACGATTGGCTCAACAACTGGTTGAAGAAAACAAAAAACTTAAAGGTACTGTCAGTCAGAATCAGGAAGCCTTACTAGAACAAGCTAAACGTACCGCTGCTGGTGAGATGATTCTTGCTAAACGTGCTTACAAACAGGCGTATGAAGCAGGTGATGCTGATAAGTTGGTAGAAGCACAAGAGAAACTAACTAACGCCAAAATAAAAACTGACCGTTTAGATAACTTACGTGCCGAACCTTTACAACCAGTGGAAACTGAGGTACAAACACAACGAATAGAAGAACAATCCGCCCCAGCACCTATTGTTGATGAACGGGCTAACGATTGGGCAGCGTCCAATACGTGGTTCGGACAAGACGACGAAATGACAAGTTTTGCGCTGGGGTTGCATAATAAACTTGTCAAAGAGGGTGTTAACCCTCAAACTGAAGAATACTACGAGAAAATTGATTCTCGTATGCGACAAGTATTCCCCGATAATTTCGAGGATGTTGGTGAAATAGAGGCCGAAAAGCCTAAGCGAAAAGCAAATGTGGTTGCACCCGCAACGCGGAGCACAGCCCCTAAGAAAATTAGGTTAACGCAAACACAAGTTGCCGTCGCTAAACGGTTAGGTCTTACACCAGAACAATACGCCAAACAGGTTGCTATAGACATGAGGAAACAATAATGGCTCAAAATAGACTAGATAGAGAGCAAACTACCCGCGAAAAGACTACTCGTAGACAGGCATGGAAGAGGCCAGAAGTTTTACCTTCGCCTACCCCTGAAGACGGGTACGAGTTTAAATGGGTACGTGTAAGCACTCAAGGGCAAGTTGATGCCACTAACGTTTCTTCTAAGCTCCGTGAAGGTTGGGAGCCTGTCAGAGCAGAAGATCACCCAGAAATTACAATGGTCACCGTGGAAAACGAGCGATTCAAAGATAACGTTGTAATTGGTGGTTTGATGTTATGTAAAGCTCCTTCAGAATTATCGCAGGAACGAAACGCGCATTATGAACAACAAAATGATGCTCAAATTCATTCAGTGGATAATAACCTCATGCGAGAGAACGACCCGCGTATGCCGCTATTTAACGAGCGGAAGACAAAGGTTACTTTTGGTAAAGGAACTTAAACTTTAATTTGAGGAGTCTCTAATGGCTTATCCAACTGTATCAGCCCCTTACGGGCTGAAGCCGGTCAACTTGGTCGGTGGAAGGGTATTTGCTGGTGCTACTCGACTGTTCCCCATTGCTTCTGGCTATGCAGCAAACATCTTCAACGGTGATGTTGTAAAGCTAATCAATGACGGTACTATCGAAAAAGACACTGGTACTGCTACGGCCACCCCCGTTGGCGTTTTCGTTGGCTGTTCTTACACAAGCCCTGCGCTTGGGTATCAATTGTTCAGTCAGTACTATCCCACTGGCACCGTTGCTAGTGATATCGTTGCCTACGTTGTAGACGATCCCGACGCGTTGTTCAAGGTCGCAGTAACCGCTGCTGGCACTGCAAACATCGCTTCAGTAGGTCGAACTGCTGTAGGTAATAACTCTGTGCTCATCCAGACCGCTGGAAGTACTGCTACTGGGGATTCTAAAATCTCTATCAGCTCTACTACAGCTACCACGAACACACAGCCTATCCGAATTATTGACGTAGTGCCCGAAACGGCTACTGGCGCTGATGCCTTCGTAGAGGTTATCGTGAAGTGGAACTGGGGTATGCACCAGTATCAAAACGCAACTGGCGTATAAGGAGTAGTATAACATGGCAATT